AATACCGCCTTTCGTTGCCACGCGACGGAACGGCGGTCATGCTGCTGGCCAAGTTGTTCATGCCGGTTGGCAGCTTGAACGTATCGGCTGGCGGCACGCCATACTTCCAAGGCACCATCCAATCGCTCGACAACCTCGGGCGGTTCAGCGTCGATATGACGGTGGAGGATTACCTAGCGCAACTCACCGTCCAGATGCCCCCGACGTTGTTTCAGACCGGCTGCACCCACACGGTCTACGATCTTGGGTGCGATCCGGCCGGTACGTTGAAGTCTAGTAAGACGATCACCGGCAAGGTCGGCGCGACTGTTACTAGCGGCGCGCAGTTTTACACGACACCATCGGGTGGTGGCAGCTGGAACGGCACAACCTACCCCGATGGGTATTTCGCGCTCGGCGTGATCACTTTCACCTCTGGCGTCAACAACGGCTTCTCCATGAAGGTGAAGCAGTTCTTCAACGCGAATGGCGTGGCTATGCTTTCCTTCCCCATGCCAACGCCACCGACCGCTGGAGATACGTTCTCGTGGTTCCCTGGGTGTGATTACCAGCAATCAACATGTACCAATAAGTTTGGCAACCTTGCGCACTATAAGGGCATGCCATTTATTCCCGTGCCGCAGACCTTGTATGACGGTGGCACCGATACGCTGGCCTACGTCCAGCCTCCGGGTGCCAACGCCGGCCTTATCATCGGGAGCACGGCCAGCGCTACGCTGTTGCCGCCAGGCGCATGACCGCTACGCGCGACGATATCGTGACCGAGGCTAAGACGTGGCTTGGCACGCCATGGCACCACGCCGCCGATGTGAAGGGTGCCGGGGTCGATTGTGCCATGTTCCTGGTGCGTGTGTACTGTGACCTTGGTTTGGCGCCGTTGTTCGATCCGCGACCGTATGCGATGCAGTGGTATCTGCACCAAGGCCAACCATTGTTTCTCGAATGGCTCGCCAAGTACGCGCATCGCGTCGAGGTGGCGTTGCCGGGTGACGTGATCATGTTCAACTTCGGTCGCCACGCGGCACATGGTGCGATCATCGTGGATGAGGACACCATGATCCATGCCAATCGTTCGGTGCGGCGCGTCACGCTCTCCTTCCGCCATCATCTCGACGCCAAGCTCGATAGCGCTTGGAGCGTGTTCTGATGTTCAGCTCCAACAGCTCACCGAACTCTCAGACCGTTCAGCAGTACAACGGCATACAGGTCGGTGGTAGCACCTACGCGCAAGCTCTGCCGCTGCTCTATGGGCAGAGGCGCGTGCCATTCACGCTGCTGTGGTACGGCGACTTCGTCATCACGCCGAACACAGACGGCGGGGCAGGCAAGGGCGGCGGCCAGCAGTCCCCGTCATCTTACTTTTACAATGCCGCGTTCGTCGCCGGTCTTTGCGAAGGTCCGATTGGTGGGGTCTACACGGTATTCCACGATCAGGCCGTCTCGACGCTGACCGAGGAGAACATGTCGCTGTCGCTCGGCGGTAGCGCGCCGACCATATGGCCATTCCTCACCAGCAATTTCCCATCTCAGGCTATACCGTACGATCACATAGCATACGTGGCCACTGAGAACTATGCTTTTGGTACGTCGGCTTCGATGCCGAATCTTACCTTTGAGACGCTGGGCTTTCTGCCTTTTTCGCTAGCCCATGGTGTGCCTGATTGCGACCCGTCTGTGATCATCCCCGATTACCTGACGGACCCGAATCATGGCGCCGGGTTCAAGGGTACGATTGCCAGCCTAGCTGGAAACGATAACTATCAAGGCTACTGCCTGTCGCTCGGGATAGTCCTGAGCCCGTTGGAGGATACACAGCGCAACGCGAATGATTTCTTGAAGGAAATCCTTCAGATCACCAACTCAGACATCGTGATGTCGGTTGGTACGATGAAGATCATTCCGTACGCCGATGCGGCGGTCAGCGGTACGATGCCGGATGGCTCTAGTTGGAGCTACACGCCGTCCTACATTTCTGCCGGCGTGCTGTATGCCTTCAATGATGACGATTACCTGGACCAAAAAGACTTAGACCCAGTAAAGGTGATGCGCAAGGCAATAGCCGATACAAGCAATGATGTGCCGGTTGAATACTGTGACCGCAGCAACCAATACAATACCGCGCTGGTTGAGGCGCAGGATCTCTACGACATCGGCAACAACGGGCGCCGTGCGATGTCAACGCTTTCGTTTCATGAAATTACCAACGCGACCACGGCGCTGCAGGTCGCCAACCTGATCCTCAATGGCAACCTCTACGAGCGCAACACCTACGAATTCAAGGTGCGCTATGACTTCTGTCTACTCGAACCGATGGACTATATATCGCTGACTGATTCTCGCCTGGGCTTGGTTAACCAGGTGGTGCGCATTACCGAGATAAGCGTCGATCAAGAGGATATCGTTACTATCAAGGCGATGGAGGTATCGGGTACGGCGCGCACGACTCCGATCTACAACTGGGACGCGGCGGCCGGGTACGTAGCTAACTATGCCGTGGATTCTGGGAATGTGCAGACCCCGGTGTTCCTTGATGCTACGTCCAACCTTGTTTCCACTACCGGTGGGCGCGAGCTGTGGATCGCGGTTGACGGGTACGCGGCAAATCCAGACTTCTGGGGCTGCAACATCTACATGAGCTTTGACGGCACCACCTATCAATGGGTCGGAGCGTCGCCTGGTGGCGGATCGCGGTATGGGACCATCGGTAACGGCTCGACCGGCATAGGCGCGGTCGCCGACCCGGACACCACCAGCACGCTGCGCGTGAATCTGAACAATAGCCTGATGCAGATGAACGCAGGCACCGCATCCGATTGGAACCAGATGCGGACGTTGATAGCGGTGGACAGCGGCGCCAACCTTGAGATCATGTCCTATGAGAATTGCTCGTTGGTCAGCGCTGGGGTCTACAATCTGAGCAACCTGCGCCGTGGTTTGTATGGTACTCCGGTCGCGGCGCATGCCAATGGGGCGCAGTTCGTGCGGCTCGACGGGAACGTGTTCCAGATGGAGATTGATCCTGGTTGGATCGGCCAAACGCTTTACTTCAAATTTGCCAGCTTCAACATCTATGGCGTAACACCCCCGAGCCAATTGCTGTCGGGGCTGTCGGCTTTCACGCACACCATCGCGCAGAGCGGTGTGGCCTATGACGGCGTGACGCAGGGCAGCTTCAGCACCGAAGGCTTCGCGTTGATGTTCAGCCCGACGAGCGTGGTTAAGTCTCAAGCAGGGAATGGTACGGTATGGGATTCTTCTGCCTATAGCTCTCAAGGATTCACCAACGGGTGCAGTGCTAGCGGGTATATCGCGCCGGTAAGCGGTGGGCCGAACGGTCTCGCCATGATTGGGCTTTCGTTCAACCCGACGGCGAGCGTAAGCTACACAAATCTGGCATACGGTATCTATGCTGCCTATTATTCCGGCGCCAACGCTATAGAGATTTGGGAAGGCGGCACGAAGATAGGCGGTGAGTGGGGCACGTGGGTGCAGGGCGATCTGCTCCAGGTCATCCATGACGGTAAGCATGTCAGCTACTATCACAACGGCGTGTTTCTGCGTTCCGTCATCCAAGGCAACGCAACGTTCTTTATGCAGGTTCCGTTGCTGCCTATAGGAGCAGCATTCTTTGGTCTGAGCTTCACGGCCAGCGCAACCGTCGTAACTCCATTCACTCTCAAGACGCTTGGCGTTGCCGTGGCTGCCGTTGGGACGATGATCATCGGCAACAATCAAGACGCAACCTCCCATTTTGGTTATCGCAACTTCCAGAGTGTACAGAGCTATCTTGGCGGGTGTGAATGTTCCTGCGCTTCTTTGAATGCCGCGTCGCATTCCTGGACGTTTGGGCTTTCGACGGCGCCGACTACCGGAGATTCTACTGGCGTCGCCTATCTATTTGCCGGCTGGGCAAATTATGCGACGACATCGATTCAGCCGATTCTCAATGGCGCAGCCTATGGCTCTGCATTGTCGGCGATGGTTAATACGGATGTGCTGACTATAACGTATGACAATTTCACGGTGCGCTGGTATCGCAACGGGGCCCTGGTGAATTCGGCCTACTACCCGAGCGCCGGCGCATTGTTCCTTTTCGGAGATCTTTATGATCAATTCGCCACTCTGAGTAATGTCTTTGTCGGCGGCTTCGGTTTGCAATCACCCAACCCGTTTGTAGGATATGGCACGACGGTGTGCCACGACTCCACGGCAGTAAAGTTGGGATCGTCGAGCGCATGGGATAGTGCCGCTTGGTCTATCAATGCCTATGGCGCTTGCCATGTGCAGGGGAAGATCAATCTGACCAGTGAATCTGGAATGATCGGTCTTTCGACGACACCGACACCTCCTAATTCAACTAATTACACGGTGTTGAATTTTGCGATCTACGATCCAGGTGGCGCTGCGTACGAGATTTACGAAGGCGGATCTCTGGTGTTGACAACAACCATAACGCCAGCCGCGACAGATTTGTTAGTGATCGCGTATGACGGCTCGAATGTCGTGACATATTCCATCAATGGCATAGTGGTGAAAACTACGACCGGCACCGGCGTGCTATCGCTCTATGCTGGAATGGTCATGTATGGTGTTAATAGCGGGTTCAACTCCGTGAGCTTCGGGCCAGGCACGCAGATAGATTCCGTGCCGAGTGCCGGCATAGATGAGAATGCTGCAACATTTACTGCTATCGCAGCCTCAAGCAGCGCAATCGGTCCAAATTCATATGGTGGTACCGGTGTCTGGTTTCCACTTATCACTGTGACTGTTCCAGTGCCGACGCAGGCGGCGGTGATTGAGGTTACTGGTTTCGTTCAGGCTCAGCAGAACACTGGAAGCGCTGGTGATTGTTTTGTTGGGATAGGGTATGCATTCAAAGTTGGCCCTTTAACGTTCTATACGTGGGATGGCGGTTTCGTCATCAACTCAAATCTGGATCAATATCCGATCCAGGCCCAGTTCACCGCCTCCAGCATCATGACAGGAGAGTTTCTGGTTGGTATTTGGTCATCGAATAGCGGCGACTCCATCTATGTGCCAGCTGGCACGTCAATTCAAGTAGAGGTCATCCGGAAATGAGGTATCACTTCTACGATCTGCAGACCGGCGAGTTCCACGGCACCCATGTTGAGCTGAACTTCGGCGCTCTCAATGATCAGTTCGCGGTGACAAATACGCCGTCTGGTCATAGAGCAATCGCTGGTAATTATGATCGTCTGTCTCAAAAATTCGACATCGCTACCGGCGCCCTTGTTGACTACCAACCACCGCAACCCTCGCCTGACCACGAATGGAACGCCGAGGCGAAGCGCTGGCAGCTCACGGCGGCGGCGGCGAAGAAGGGCGCGGATGCGGAGGCGGCGCGCGCCATGATCATGCAGCTAGAAGCTAGCCAGCACCGGGTCATTCGCGAGATCATGCTCGGAGATCCTGACGCTACCGCGCGGCTCAAGGACATTGAGGGTAAAATACAAGAACTGAGGAAGCAGCTATGACGCCATTGTCCGCTCACTTTACGCTTGAAGAACTGACGTTCTCCGAGAAATCATTGCGACTCGGCATCCCGAATGTGCCGCCCCCGGATGCGGTCGCGAATCTAACGCGCTTAGCGGCCGTGCTGCTGGAACCGATACGAGACTTGCTTGGCGTGCCGATTCACGTCAATAGCGGTTACCGTTCAGCAATCATCAATGCCGACATTGGTGGCGCGGTTGACAGCGCCCATATGAGCGGGTGCGCGGCGGATCTGCTCCCGATAGGGTTGAACCTGAACATAGCATTCGCCAAGATCCAGGCGAGCGGGCTGCCGTTTGATCAGCTCATCTTTGAATGCAACGCCTGGCTGCACGTTGCCGTGGTGCGCGATGCGCCCTCGATGGTGCCGCGTAGTGATTGCTTACTAGCCTCGGGCAGCCCTGGCAACTGGACATACGTGCCGGCATGAACATAGCGCCAGTACATCACGAGGCGGTCCCCGGAATAGTCGGGCTGTGCATCTCTATCGGTTCCGCCGCCGTGGCGCTGAGTACGGTTTCCGAGCCGGTACTGCACGCCGTGGCGCTGGTAGTAACGATTCTTGCCGGGGCGCTCACCGCGCTGTGGACGTACCAACGGATTCAACGTGACGCCATCGAAGCGAGGGCAAAGATTGAAGCAGCCAAGGTTGCCGCAACCGCCGTCGTGGTGGCGAGGGCGTTGAAAGAGCACATGAAGGATAATGATAAATGACGTTCTGGGATTTCATCACCAATCTATTCAACTGGGCATCGGATCGGATCTCGCGCATCCTGATGACGGCGCTTGGTACCGTGTCAATCCTTACCTTAAGCGGCATCATCCCGGAAGCGCACATGAAGTATTATTCCCTGGCCGCTGCGCTGCTGCAGTATTGGCGCGCACAGGTGATTACGAACGTCGTCACGGCCGCAAAGACCATCGTGGCGTCGCAAGAATTGTCGCCAGCTAAGATCGCTACAACGGAGTTGCCAAAATGACATTCTGGGATTGGTTCAAACAGAACGGCGACAAAGTATTCACGTTCTTCTCCATATCCGCCGCCGCCATCCAAGGGCTCACCAACCTTAGCCCGGTATTCTTGAAGGCGTCTATGATCTGCGGGATATTGGCGA